GGTGGCGTGTACTTGTAATAGGAAAAGCCACTTTTATATAGATTTAAATTCTTTATTCCAGTCTGAAAAGGCTGTTTATATAGATAAAATATTTGTTTTATTGAAAGGATGATTAAATGACGTTTCAGGTTAAGAAGGCTAAGAGAGAAAAGATTTATACTAAGATTGCGTTAATGGCACCATCGGGTGGTGGTAAGACTTATGGTAGCCTTAGATTAGCAACGGGTATGGCTGAAGAAATCGAAAAGGAGACTGGTAAGAAGGCGAGAATTTTGCTTGCAAATACAGAGCAGAAGCGTGGTTATTATTACGCAAACGAATTTGATTACGATATAGTTGATGTAGAAGCTCCTCACAATCCTGAAAAGTATGTGGAGTTGATTGATTTCGCTGTTGCCGAAGGTTATGACATTCTTATAATTGATTCTTCTTCTCACGAATGGGAAGGTAAGGGCGGTTGTCTTGAATTACAGCAACAGGCAGGAGGTACTTATCAGGCATGGAGCAAGGTTACCCCCCGTCATAATAAATTTATAAATGCCATTGCTGATTCTCCTATACATATCATTGCAACAATGAGAGGTAAGGATCAGTACGAAGTCAGCAAAGATGACAGAGGTAAGACTTCCGTTCAGAAGTTAGGTGTTGGTGCAAAGCAGAGAGATGGTTTTGAATATGAATTTACAGCAACATTTTTAATAGACCAAAAAACCAACTGTGCAGAAGTACAGAAAGATAACACTCATATTTTTGAACACGAAGGAGCAACTCTTTTAACCGAAAATCACGGAAAGAAGATAATTCAGTGGGCAAACTCAGGGGAAGGGTATACTCCGGTAGTAAGAGAAAAAGAAACTGCTGATAATGTTGAAGACGAATTAAAGTCTATCAAGAAGGAAATCGTTTCGGTATGCACACAGCTTGGTGGGCAGAAGAACGAAACGCTTATGACAACATTGAAGTCTTTCGTTGCCAATGGCAATCCAAATGCAATAAAGGATATTGAAAAGGCTAAGAAGTGTTTAGAAGCTATTAAGAATATTGAAACCAACTAAGGAGGATAAAAATGAATAAGTGTATTTTAATGGGTAGGCTTACAAAGGATGCTGAAATAAGAGAAGCTAGCAACACAACGGTGGTGAGGTTTACTCTTGCTGTTGACAGAAGATTTGCAAAAGAAGATGCAAAGCAGACGGCAGATTTTATTAGCTGTGTTGCCTTTGGTAAGACTGCTGAATTTATTGGTAAGTATGGATTAAAGGGTACGAAGTTTGTTGTTGAAGGACATATTCAGACAGGTAGTTATACAAACAACAATGGTGATACGGTTTATACAACAGATGTTGCTGTTGAAAATGTGGAGTTTGCAGAAAGCAAGAAAACTTCAGATAGTAACAGTTCATCAGTAACTTCGGCAGATAAGGGATCGGTTGCACATTCAGAAAGTTCTGTAGTAAGTGCAGATGATGACGATGACTTTCCGTTTGCTTAATGGACAAGATTAAAGAAGAAAAAGATTACGTTTGTGCTTATAAATATTGTTTACATCACGGTGAAAGAGTCAAAGACTCCGAAGCCGTGATTTTAAACAAAAGACGTTATCATTGGGATTGTGCAGGAATGAAACAAGAAATCTTAAAATGCGTTGATTTATATATGACAATTTGTGAAGATAAAACTAAATTCCCAATGGTATGCAAGGTTATAAATACATTGGTATTCAAATACAAAGTTCCGATTGATTTTATAGAATCAAAATTAACAGGTTCTTTAAGCTATTACGATGGCAGACCAGTACAGGCTTTGTATGGATTACGAAGGCTCTTTTGGGAATTTGAATTTAATAAAAGGTAGGTGGTTTATTGCTAATAGACAAGGAAATTATTGAGAGAGCAAAAGAAAAACTTGGGGATGAAAATGCTATTTTAATGGCAGAATTGCTTGAGTTAGATAATTTTGACGAAAAGAATTTGAAAGCTTGTTGCCCCTATCACAATGAAGATACGCCGAGTTTTATTTACAACCCTAAAAAGTATTCATACCATTGTTTCGGGTGCAATCGTACCGTAGATCTTATAGACGTTCTTGTAGAAAAAGGCAACACATTTGTTGATGCTGTTAAGATACTATGCGATAAGGCGAATATAGAGTTTTCTTGTCCAGAACAACACATCAAAACATTACATGGCTACAAATATCCACACGAAGAATCTCGTGAGAACGATATGAGTAAAGTTTATGACTATCTTGGCAAACGTGGAATCAGTAAAGCTACAATAGATTACCTTGATATTCGTTCTGATAGCAACGGTAATATTGCTTTTCACTCATACGATCAGTTTGACGCTCTAACGGTTGTCAACTATCGAAAACCCTTTAAAGCAAAAGAGAATAAGTGTTGGTTTCAGAAAGATGCTGACACCGCTGATATTCTCTTTAATATGAACAGAGTAAATACAACAAAGCCGTTGGTTATTACTGAAGGGCAGATTGATTGTGCAAGTGTAATTGAAGCAGGGTATTTAAACTGCGTTTCTGTTTTAAAGGGGTCTCAGGGTATGGGGTGGATAGAGAATCTGTGGGATTGGCTAAAACAGTTTGAATCAATTATAGTTTTTAGTGATGGTGACAGAGCTGGTCTTAAAATGAGAAGTGAGATTATCAACCGTTTAGGTGCTATGAAATGCAAATATGTTGAAGTTCCATCTGAGTTAGAGTATAAAAATACTGGTAGGATGTATCCAGTAAAAGATGCGAATGAGATAATCCAATGTAAAGGTAAAGAATATTTGCTTGAACTTATAAATACTGCTAAAGATATTCCAATTACTTCGGTTGCAAAACTCTCCGAAATCAAAGAACTTAATCCTACAGAAATGGATGGTTTTGAATCGGGTATAAGAGAACTTGATAAAGAACTGATGAAAATCTTTACAGGAGGAGTAACACTCCTAACAGGACTTCCGAGTGCGGGTAAAACAACATTCCTTAATCAGATTGTTTTAATGGCAATGGATAACGGTTACAAGACATTCTTGTTTTCGAGAGAACTTCTAAATGGTATGAGTAAAGGGTGGTTTACGCAAGTAGCAGCAGGAAGAAGAAATATGCACTCAATTAGGCTTGCTAATGGCAACGATTTTTACATAGTGAATGACGATGCAAAAAAGAATATAACTCAGCATTATGACGATTCATTCTTTATCTACAAAGATGAGGAAGAAAACAGTGAGGACAAACTATTTGAGAGTATGGAGTTATGTGCTACTAAAAAAGGATTAAGACTTTTTATAATAGACAACCTAATGACCGTCCAACTTCGCGCCGATACTGCTGATACAAATAAAGCACAAACCGATTTTATGAATAGGCTTATTAAGTTTTCAATGAAATATGATGTTGCGGTTGTATGTATAGCCCATCCAAGAAAGATACAAGGTGGGGCAGATATAGGGCTGTTTGATGTTGCCGGTAGTCAGAATATTGTAAACCTTGCTACGAGAACAATTGGTTTAAAGCGAGTAAAAGAATCTGACAAAGAAAATGTATCAAACAAATATTATGGATTTGATGTAATTATTACTATCATAAAAGACCGTATATTTGGCTCGACAAAAGAAATCCCTGTATTCTACGACACTATAGACAGACGGTTTTACTCAAATTACGAAGAATATGATCGTGTTTACGGTTGGGATAAAACCGTTTATACAACGCTTTTGCCATATGTAGAAAAGAACAGAAAGGAAGTGTTCCCTGATGAATAACGAATATGAATTTATATTAAGCACAATGACTTGGAGCTTTTCAAGGCTTAATTCTTTCTATAATTGCCCTTATGAGTGGAAATTAAGATATGTTGATTGCAATGATGCGGAAAATGGTTTCTTTGGGGAATACGGCTCTTTTTTACATAAAATCCTTGAAAAATATCTCAAAGGAGAGCTATCAATTTTTGAATTGAGCAGTTATTATGAGGAACATTTTAATGAGAATATTCCTCATGATGCTCCTCCTAATAAGTATGTTGATATGAAACAGTCTTATTATGACAAGGGACTTGATTATCTTGACAACATAGATTTGGATGTCGATAAATATGAGATTTTAGGTGTCGAAAAGAAGGTTGAATTTACTATAGTCAATAAGAAATTTGTTGGTTATATTGATCTTTTAGTAAAGGATAAGGCTACTGGCGAAATTATTATAATAGACCATAAATCTGCAAGTATGAAAGTATTAAAAAATGGGCAAGTAAGTAAAAAAGATCAAGAACACTTTTTGTCATTTAAAAGACAGCTTTATCTTTATTCTATTCCTATTATAAAGGAGTATGGGTCAGTATCTAAACTAAGTTGGAATTTATTTAAAGAAAGAGATTGGCTAACTATTCCATTCGATGAGAAAGAATACAATGAATCAATTGATTGGGCTGAAACTACTTTAAAAATGATTGAAAATGAAGAACATTGGTGTCCAAATCCCGATTTTTATTATTGCAATTATTTATGCGGTCAGCGTAATCACGCCTGTGAATATAAGCCACAACCTATAACCAAAGAATTGGCAGAAGAAAAAGTATATAATCCCGAAACTGACTCTTATGTTTGATGAGGTGAGAAATGCAAAATTATCACAAACACACATCTTTTAGTAACGTTCTTGTAACCGATTGCACAGTTTCTTATGAAGAATATGTCAATAGGGCAATTGAGTTAGGACAGAATGTTATTTCAAGCGTTGAACACGGCTATCAAGGTAACTATTACATACCTTATGAACTGGTGCAAAAGCACAACGATTCACTTTACAAGAAATTAGAACAAGGGGAAATTACTGAGGAAGAATACAAAAAAAAGAAACTCAAATTTATTTTCGGGGCTGAAGCCTATTGGGTAAAAGACCGTTTATTAGAAAATCCCAAGATTGATAAAAAGACGGGCAAAGAAATCCCCGGCGAAACCGTTAAGGATAGAACAAATTGCCATATAATCTTACTTGCAAAAAACGAAGAAGGAAGAAGAGATATTAACGAAATTCTTTCAATTGCCAGTATAGATGGCTTTTACGGACAGCCGAGGATAGATATTGATTTACTTTTAAAAATTAAACCTGAGAATGTTGTTGCAACAACAGCTTGCTTGAAATATTGGGTATACGAGGATATAGAAGAAATCACAGAGAAACTTCATAATCATTTTGGAGATAACTTTTTCCTTGAAATCCAGTATCATAATACTTCATTACAAAAGCAGATAAATCAAAGAATATTGAAACTCTCAAAGCAGATGGGAATTGGGTTGATCTTCGGATATGATAGTCATTACATTTATCCTAATCAGTCTGTAGAACGTGATAATTACCTCGATGGCAGAGGTATTATCTATGACGATGACGAAAAGGGTTGGTATATGGATTACCCCGATGAACAAGAAGTAAGAAAAAGACTTTTTGAACAAGGAGTGTTATCTGAATCTGAGATTGATGAATGTATAAAAAATACAGACATTCTTCTTGATTTTGAAGATATTATTCTTGACAAAAAAGTCAAGTTGCCGAAAAATTATCGTTTTAACGGCGAGTGGGTAGGTAACAAATCTCAAGAATGGAGAGACGAAACTCTTAAAAATCTCGTTTATTCTAAATGGGAAGAACAAAAGAAAAATGTTGCCCAATCAATGTATGAAGAATACGAAAAGGGAATAGCCTATGAACTCGATGCCATTATCGGCACAAAAATGACAGACTATTTTTTGATTGACTATGAAACCGTTAGAATAGGCTTAGAAAATGGCGGTGTAATCACAAAAACGGGTAGAGGCAGTGGTGTAAGTTATTATGTGAACTCCCTGTTAGGTTTTAGCAACATTGATAGGTTTATAGCACCTGTAAAGCTATATCCAGATAGGTTTATGTCAAAGACAAGAATCCTAAAAACCGTTAGTTTGCCTGACCTTGACCTTAATCTCGGAACGGTTGAAATTTTTGCCGAAGCACAAAAAGAAGTTATGGGGGAAGGGCATTCTTACCCTATGATTTCATATAAGCCTTTGCAAGTATCGTCAGCTTTTAAACTTTATGCTAAATCACAAGGACTTGATTTTGATGTTTCTAATGAGATTACTCAGCAGATCAAAGATTACGAAAAAGCATTGAAACACGCAGAAGATGATGCAAAAGATAGCATTGATTTATACGATTTTGTAGACAAAAAGTACAAAGAGTATATTGATAAAAGTAAAAAATTCAGAGGCATTACTAACTCAAAATCACAAGCTCCGTGTGGGTATCTTATTTACGATGGGGACATTAAGCGTGAAATTGGACTTATTCGTTGTAAATCAGAAGCAACAAAAAAAGAGGTTATAACTACCGTTATTGATGGTATGGTGGCAGAAAATTATAAGTTTGTTAAGAATGATCTTCTCAAAGTTGATATATGGCTTACGATTAACAACATTTTCAAAGAAGCGAATACAATAACCCCTACCGTTCCAGAAATGGATAAATTGATAGATAATGATGAAGAAACTTGGAAAGTGTATTCAAGTGGTTACACGTTGGGTATAAATCAGTGTGAATCAGATTTTGGAGTTCAGTGCTGTAAAAAATATAGCCCTAAAAATATGATGGAACTCACTTCTTTGGTTGCTGCTTTGCGACCAGGTTTTAAAACCCAGTTAGAAAATTTCCTTCAGAGAAAGCCTTATACTACAGGAGTAAAAGAACTTGACAATCTGTTAAAAGACTCTTTTCACTATCTGATGTATCAAGAGTCGATAATGACATATTTAGGTTGGCTTGGCATTGAACAAACAGAAACTTACGCAATTATCAAAAAGATAAGCAAGAAAAAGTTTAAAGAAAAAGAGCTTGCTGAATTGAAACAAAGGTTGTTACAAGGATGGATAAAGAACGTAGGGAAACCCGATGGCTTTGAAAAGACTTGGGATATTATCGAA